TTATGGAATAAATATTCATCGATCAAATCCGTATACAGAATCTTATTATGTTGATAAATGGTCAGCGGGTTGTCAGGTATTTAAGAAAATCGCCGACTTTAATACATTTATGGAAATATGTCGTAAAGCAAAAGATATTTGGGGTAACTCATTTACTTATACTTTAATTGAAAGTAAGGATATTTCATAATGAAAAAATTAGTTATAATTTTTTTTCTGGCTATAAGTTGTTTTTGTAATGCACAAGATACATGTTTTACAGAAACAGAAGTAATAAATATTTCAAATCATATTGATTCATTAGAATATTTAGACAGTGTAAAAACAGAGTTACTCCGTGAGTTTAAAGGTCAAATGCAAAGATATAAAGCTCTTTCTAAACAAGATAAATTAATAAGTAGTTATCAGGATACAACAATAGACTTATTAAAACAACAAATAAATCAATATCAAAAGTTATATGCGGTTACAAAACCAAAATGGTACGAATCAAAAATTGTTTGGTTTGGCTTAGGAGTAGGAACAATTTTAACTAGTTCTTGGGTAGTGAAAAATATCAAATAATATTAGGATTATTGCAAAAAATTTATTATATTTATAATAATACACGATGAAAAAGAAATCACTAAAAGAAATAATTAAAGATGAATACATAAAGTGTGCTAAAGACCCTGTACATTTTATGAGAAAGTATTGTATTATCCAACATCCCACCAAAGGCAAAATTTATTTTAATTTATATGATTTTCAAGAAAAAGCATTAACTAGCTTTAAAGAACATCGATATAATGTGATCCTTAAATCAAGACAATTAGGAATATCTACATTAACTGCTGGTTATTCTTTATGGTGTATGATTTTTAAATCAGATTTTAATGTTTTAGTAATTGCCACCAAACAAGATGTGGCTAAAAACTTAGTAACAAAAGTTAGAGTTATGCACGAAAATTTACCAAGCTGGTTAAGGGGAAAATCAATTGAGGATAATAAACTTTCACTTAGGTTTGCAAATGGTTCACAAATAAAAGCAATATCAAGTAAAGTAGATGCGGCCAGATCAGAAGCGTTATCGTTATTAGTTTTAGATGAAGCAGCTTTTATTGATAGAATTGATGATATTTGGGCTTCAGCACAACAAACATTAGCAGAAGGTGGAGATTCAATTATATTATCTACACCTAACGGTACTGGCAACTTTTTTCATAAAACATGGTCAGATGCAGAAATTGGTAGTGAATTTAATGCCATTAGATTACATTGGTCGTTACATCCGGATAGAGATCAAGTTTGGAGAGACAGGCAGACAGAATTATTGGGTGAAAAAATGGCCGCGCAAGAGTGTGATTGTGATTTTATTACATCCGGACATACAGTTGTAGACGGGCCAATTTTGCAATGGTATGAAGAAACTTATGTTAAAGATCCAATTGAAATGAGAGGGATTGATAGTAATTTACGACTTTGGGAATATGCAGATTTTTCCAAAAAGTATATAGTTGTAGCAGACGTTGCTAGAGGTGATGGATTAGATTACTCGGCATGCCATGTAATTGAAATTGAATCAATGGCACAAGTAGCAGAATATAAAGGAAAGATAGGTACAACAGAATTTGGAAATATGTTGATTGCAATTGCAACAGAATATAATAATGCTTTATTAGTAATTGAAAATGCAAATGTAGGATGGGCAGTTATACAAGTGGCAATTGACCGTAAATATTCAAATTTGTTTTATTCATATAAACAAGACGGATATTTAGATGAAAATATCCATTTAAAAAAGGGTTACGATTTAAAAAATAAAAGTCAAATGGTTCCAGGTTTTTCAACGACTACCAGAACTAGACCATTATTAATATCAAAATTAGAAACATATTTTAGGGAAAAGGCTCCAATTGTCCGAAGTAAACGATTAATAGATGAATTATTTGTTTTTATTTGGAACGGGTCAAAGGCAGAAGCACAAAGAGGTTATAATGATGATTTAGTAATATCATTTTGTATCGGTTTATGGATACGAGATACTGCATTAAAATTACATCAACAAGGAATAGATTTAACCCGGACAGCAGTATCACATATTCATAAAAACGAAGGAGTTTATGACTCAAAACCACAAAGAGGCACAGGTTGGGAATGGAACCCATCGGGGCAAGAAAATACCGATTTAACTTGGCTTTTGTAATATTTATATAAAATAGGAAACGAATGACAAACAAATCATTAAGATCGAGATTAAAGAGATTATTTTCGACAAATGCAATAGTACGTAGAATAGGAAAGAAACGGTTAAGAGTAGTCGATACAGATAAGTTACAATCCTCAGGAAATCCTAGAGGAACACGAATGATAGATAGGTACGCCGGACTTCATACTTCAACAGCATATAGTTCAGCAAGTCCATATAATCAATCCCAAAATTTCCATCAAAATAAATTAGAATTATTTACAGATTATGAAGCAATGGATATGGATCCAATTATAGCATCCGCATTAGATATATACGCTGATGAAAGTACAGTAAAAAATGAAGAAAATGATTTATTAGTAATAAAGAGTGATAATGTTGAAATTAGAAAAATTCTTCATAATTTATTTTATGATATTATAAATGTTGATTATAATTTATGGCCATGGATTCGTAATATGTGTAAATATGGAGATTTCTTTTTACATTTGGATATTGATGATGAAGTTGGAATTGTAAATGTAGAACCATTATCGGCATATGAAATTCGCAGAGAAGAAGGATATGACCCAAATAATCCTTATTCCGTAAAATTTATTTTCGAAGGCACAGGAGCTTCCGGAACCTATGGCCAGCAAGAATTTGAAAATTATGAAATAGCTCATTTCAGATTATTATCAGATACTAATTTTTTACCGTATGGTAAATCAATGATCGAATCAGCACGTAAAACTTTTAAACAATTAATGTTAATGGAAGATGCAATGTTACTTCATAGAATAATGAGGGCCCCAGAACGTCGTATATTTAAAGTAGATGTTGGTAACATTCCACCAAATGAAGTTGATCAACATATGCAAAATATTATCGCCAAAATGAAAAAAGTTCCTTATATAGATGAAACTACTGGTGATTACAATTTAAAATTTAATTTGCAAAATATGCTGGAAGATTATTATCTTCCTGTAAGAGGTGCCGAATCTGGTACGAATATAGAAGCACTTGCGGGTCTAACGAATGAAGGACAAATCGAAGATATAGATTATATAAAACATAAAATGATGGCTTCCTTAAAAATACCAAAAGCCTTTTTAGGATTTGATGANGGNNTAGAAGGNAAAGCAACATTAGCAGCAGAAGATATTAGATTTGCTAGAACAATAGAACGGATTCAAAGAATAATAGTTTCAGAATTAACAAAAATAGCTATTGTTCATTTATTTTCTCAAGGATATACAAATGAAGATTTAATTAATTTTGAACTTGCTTTAACTAGTCCATCTATAATATATGAAAAACAAAAAATAGAATTGATAGAATCAAAAATGGGTGTGTCAACGACAATGAAAGAATCCATGTTGTTTTCAGAAGAATGGATNTACAAAAATATTTTTAATATGAGTGATAGTGAATGGCAAGCGTTACAAGAACAGGTTATTGAAGATCTAAAACAAGACTATAGAAAAGAACAAATTAAANGTGAAGGGAATGATCCTAAAAAGACAAATCAATCATTTGGAACTCCTCATGATATAGCTGCCATGCATGTCGNTAATAAAATGGAAATTCCTGGATCCCAAGANGAAGGAGCAGATAATCCAGTTGCTGGCCCCGGGAGATCTAAAGAAACAAATTCATGGGGCAAACANAGAAACGCATTTGGTAGAGATCCATTAGCAGCCAAAGAACTTTCGAAAACATATATGCCAGATCCAAATCCATTACAACATAAATATAAAAATGGAAGTCCGTTGAGTACAGAAAACATTTCTTCAGATCATAAGGCTTTAATTGATATGTTATCAAAGAAACAAAAGACAAATGGTATTATACAAGAAAGTCTGTCCGAAGAAATGGATAAGTCTAAAATTGATAAAGGTACATTTCTAGATGAATCGAATTTAATAGAAGAAAAAGAGAGATGATTCTTTAATAATGTAATATTTATTAAAAACGTACATTAGCNTGACAATGAGGATANATTAATGAAAAATATTAAACATTCAAAGTTTAAAAACACTGGTATTTTATTTGAATTATTAGTACGGCAAATAGCAGTTGATACTATGAATAANCAAANATCNAAATCNGTAAATTTAATTAAAAANCATTTTAATTCTAAATCAGAANTAACAAAAGAATTAAATTTATANAAGGCNCTTTCNGAAGAAAAATTNAAAACNGAANANTTNGCAGATAAATTTATTACAATATCATCAGAAGCTCGAAAAAAGTTAAATGAAAGTGTATTACGCCGACGAAAATATAATTTGATTAAAGACATTAAAAGTACATTTTTACTTGAAGAATTTTTTAAATCGCGAATACCTAACTATAAAGTGTTTGCATCAATTTATAAATTATTTGAATATAGCTCGATTGATAATCCGGCGTCATTAATGAAATCCAAACAAACATTAATAGAGCATGTCACTGCTACAAAAAATAAACAAAAGCCATTAGTTTCAGAAACATATTCAAAACAAGAAAAAGATATTCGGTTATTGTCTTATAAGATTCTTATNGATAGNTTTAANGANAAATANAATANNTTNAANGAAAANCAAAAAANTATANTACGGGAATATATTAATAATGTATCAAATTCAATAACACTACAAGAATATATTCAATCTAAAATCCCGGAAATACAAAATAATATTACAAAATTGACATCTGGTGTTAGTTCAANGGTAATTAAAATTAAACTTAAACAAGTAACCAAAATGTTAAATGAATTAAAAGATGTACGATTTATTAAAGATAAACATATTTTAACAATGTTAAAGTATTATGAACTTATTAAAGAATTAAAAATTGTAAAAGGATAAAAGATGAGTAANGGAGTAAGCCNAGGACCATATACAGATAACAGGACAGACCAACAAAAAAATATAGATGTAATGGGTCACCCGGGCGCCTATATTCAATCAGTAACAGTTGCAGGTGGAACCCAAGCAGATTTTACTGGATCTCAATTTGGCTATGGCGCTGTTATATGCGCTGCATCATCAGATTCTACTATCACGTNAACAAACGGCGGCACAGTAGCAGCNGNATCACTTATAGGAGCCGGCGTAGTAGATTTATCTGTTTTGAAAGTATCCGGTGGTTCCGGGGGATCAGTATATGTACTTAAAAAGGCACTTTAATTATGGGATTACTTAAAGACATAAAAACTCAATTAAAAATATTGGAACAAGTAGAAAACGATAATGATCAGGAAGAAGAGGAAGAAGAGTTAGAAGAAGCTAGTACCACCGGTGGAGTAGCTGGATATGATACTCCAAATGCATTTGGTGATAAATCGCCAGCGTCAAAAAAGAAAAGAAAAAAATATTCTACTTCAAGTACTGGATATAAAATGGTAAAAGAAGCATCAATGTATAAACGTATGATATCACAAATGTATAAATTAAATGAAACATCTTATCGTGATTATAAAAAAGATCCAACATCTACTCCAGCACAAAAAGTTAATCGATCAATACAAGAAGTAAATCGTATGTTAGGCGAAATTGATAAAACAGTTAGCCACAACTTAAAGCTTAAGTTAGAAGCAGGTGTTGATGCATCCCATTTTTGGAAATCAACCAGCAGGCGATTTGGTAAGATTGGCGAACGTTTAGTTAAAATATCAAATAGAATAAAAGAATTATCACAATAAGGTTTGAATATGAAAACATATGAAAATTGGCAAGAATTCATGCGAGACCCAATTAATAAAAAACTTCCTATTATGGAAGCTAAACAGAAATTTTTAAAAGAACAAACTTATCGGATGTGGAATTATCCTAGCGTAAAAATATAAATTAAAGGATGAAAATGGGGAAACAATTATTAGTAGATTATACATTATTTGAAGTGAGTTCAANTGAGATTAATGAATCTCTTGCTCGTAATGATGGAAAATTANTTGTTAATGGAGTATTACAAAGAGCNGAATCTAAAAATCATAANGGACGAGTATATCCACGTAATGTTTTAATGCGCGAAGCTAAAAAATATGCAGATTCATTTATTAGAGAAAAAAGAGCTCTTGGAGAATTAGATCATCCAGATTCATCTGTAGTAAACCTTAATAATGTTTCACATAATGTACTTGGAATGGATTGGAACGGAAATGATTTAGTTGGAAAAGTAGAAGTTTTGGATACTCCAAATGGTAAAATATTAAAGGAATTATTTAAAGCTGGTATTAAATTAGGAATTAGTTCTCGTGGTATGGGGTCAGTAAAAGAAATTATGGGAGAAGGAGAAGATACATTAGAAGTTCAGCCAGATTTTGAGCTTATAGCTTTTGATTTTGTATCTAATCCATCAACTCAAGGAGCTTTTATGAGTCCAGTAAATGAATCTGTACAAAAAACAGTTAATAATAAATACGTAAACATACATTCTTTAATACTTGATATTATTGATGGATTTTAAAAATAGGAGAAATTATGGCATTAGCAGATAAACAAAGTAAATATGGTCCAAAAAATTCAAACGGTGCACCGGGAATAGGTATAGCAGGAGTAGGCGCCGGCGGTGAAAATAGTCCTGATATATTTGCAAAAGAATTAGCAGGAGGTCTACAAGAAATTGCTAACGATCCAAAAATGTCTAAGTATGACTTAGAAAATCCACCTGTTAAATATCATCCGTAAAGTAATGAAAGGAAATTAGATAATGAAACCTTTAAAAGAACAATATAATAAATTATTTAAAAATGCTAAAACCATTAATGAACATACTATGTTAACTGGTATGGTGACACAAAAACCTTTCGGAAAACCGCGTTTAACAAAAGAAGATAACCCTGCAGCATATAATGAAAGTCCAGAATTATCAAATGAAGATTATACTTATTTTGCTGATCAGTTAGATGAATTTAATCAACAAGCTGAAGAACTACATCAAGAGATTGGTTCGCCAATAGAAATGGCAGCAGAAGAATCAATGTATGCACCAAGATATGAAATGCAAGAAAAACAATTATCTAGATATTTTCAAACAATATTTAAGTCTATAGAAAATTGTAAGAAATTTTTAATTAAACAAGGCCGGATAAGTGACTCTTAATAAAAGCAAGGATACCAATGAGTAAATATGAAAAGAAACTTTTAAAATTAATAAATGAAAATTTTGCTCCTGAAGAAGAAGCTCCTGACGTTTCAGGTGAACAAAAAAAATCTTTTGTAGAAGCTGTAGGAAATTTTCATTCTTTCGGAGAAAGTATATACCGCAATCATTCGTTAAGAGAGATTACATCTCAAATGAAAGAGATTATTAATACTGCTGAGCAGTTAACTTTAAAAGAATCAGAACATTGGTTTGATAATGTAACAGTAGGCCGGCACATGAAACAATTATCAGAAGCTTATAAAGTGTTTGAAAAGGCAGCAGGTGAAGTAACATCATTACAACAACGGTTGGAATCTGCTTATGAAGACATGGGTGGAATATTAAATAAATATTATAAGGTTAATGAGGCATTAGCAGAAAATATAAATCCAGAAGAAGAACATGTAGATGAAGAGTTAATAATTACTGCTAAAGCACTTAAAAAATTAAGTCCAAATCTTTTAAAGAAATTATCTAAAAAGATGGATATTGATATTGAAGAAGATATAAACATTACCGCCAAAGCTCTTAAAAAACTAAGCCCTAATCTTTTAAAGAAACTATCCAAAAAGATGGATATTGATATTGAAGAAGGTGTTGACGAAAAAGTAGTGTTTTATAAAGATAAAGAAAATCGGTTAAGACGATTTGATACAGACAATTCTGCAAATAAAAAGTATCAATAAAATTAGGTTTTTTGAAAAAAAATTATTATATTTAATTATATCAACAATAAAAATAAGTTATGAACAAGCAACAAAGACAATTTGCAAGTATGAGTCCTGGTACTCAACCAGGTGTAGTAGTTTTAGGAACATCATATAATGATCTCGCTTATGCACTTCGTGTATTTAAACAATCTGTTAAGGATTCTAATAAATTAGAAGAGGTACGAGAGCGTCGGTATTATGAAAAACGTTCAGTAAAACGTAGAAAAAAATTGGATAATGCCATATTTTCTGAAGAACAGGCCCGAAAAGAGTTTTATTAATCCCTAATATTTAATGAAAAGTATACTTTTTTACTAAAATACGACTGGTTTTATTTTTTCGTACATATTTATTGTTGAGAATATGATACTATATCTACTAATATATAGTCACTCAAATTTAAAATAAACTTACCCATTAAGATTTAAATAATCTTACTTCCATTAACATTTTAATTAAAGGAGATGATCATGAATGATCTATTAAAAGAAGCAATTGCTGACGCAAAAGCCGTAAGGCAAACAGCTATGGCAAATGCGAAATTAGCATTGGAAGAAGCATTTACACCAAGGATTCAATCTATGTTATCCGCTAAGCTTTCAGAAGAAGAGGCGAAGAAGAT